GGTAAGTTTGACAAACGCATGATTGCGATGTTCATCATCTACGCATTCCGAGTGATTGCTGAGATCCATCGACAAGCGGGCTTCTCTCAGGAGGAGTGTCGTGCTATCATGGCGCTTGGCTACGATGTCTCGTTCCCCGTGTGTAACTTTAGTGGTGACGTCATTGAGTTTTATGGTACGAACCCTTCGGGCCATCCACTCACAGTGATCGTTAACTCTCTGGTGAACAGCTTGTATATGCGCTATGCCTTCAGTTTGCTCAACCCAGCAGGACGTACGTGCACGAATTTCAAACAGGTTGTGGCACTTCTTACCTATGGTGATGACAACATCATGGGTGTGAGTGCGCAAGCTGGCTGGTTCAACCACACGGCCATTCAAAAGGCCATGGCAGTCATTGGTGTTGAGTACACAATGGCTGACAAGGGTGCTGAGTCGGTGCCATACATCAACATTGCTATCTGCTCTTTCTTGAAGCGCTCCTGGCGTTACGAGGCAGAGTTGGGTATGTACACGTGCCCGTTAGAGATCGAATCGATCCACAAGTCGCTGACTGTGTGGGTACCTTCGAAGACGGTAACAAAGTACAAGCAGATGGTGGATGTCATCACCAGTGCCAACAACGAGTTTTTCTTTCACGGACGCGAGCTGTTCGAGAAGAGACGCACGTTTTTCTCACGGGTTCTAGCAATGGAACCCTACTCACTGTATGTGGGGGAATCGACCCTGCCGAGCTGGGATACCCTCATCGAGAGGTTCCGGCGGGCGTCACAAGATTCTAAATTGATCCCGGCACAATCCACTGGTTTTGGCAGACCAGTGGGTGAAGAGAAGAAATAGTCAGGCAACACAGAAAATAATACAGAAAGAAGTGTTGAGACAGTCACCAGAAGTACTGTCCCTGTATGTACGTCTCAGAGCGCGTATATGCAGAGTAATAAGACTCTCTTTCAATTGCAGGCTGAGGAGATCACAGAGGAGATCTCAACATTGCCCGCGTCCGGCTTGGAGATGACGAGTGAGACAGTCACGTTCATCGACAATGCCGAAGGGGAAGTGATCATGGCAGGTTCAGAGGTCAATGCTATCGCGAAGGTAGATGGGACTGAAGACCTGCAACTTGGTCGCTTCCTGGGGAGACCCACAGCCATCCACAGCTTCACGTGGAACACAGCGGACGCTATCGGTGTGAAAGCAACGATCAAACCGTGGTATTTGTTTCTCAACAATGCCAATATGCGCAAGAAGATTGACAACTTCGCCTTTCTCAGAGGTAAATT